AAACTTTTTGGCGCTGGTGTAGGCTGGTCCTGACATGACCGAATGGCCCGAATACTACATCCTGCTCGACCGGACACCTGTGGCGGTGGACCTGATGACGTGGGCGCAGGCGGTCCAAGACCGCTATGAAAAAACCCTCGCCACCCAATCCGATCCGTGGAGGGTGGCGCACAGCGAGATTGGCAACATGCGGGTCTCGACCGTGTTTCTTGGGCTAGACCACAATTTAGGCGGCGGCGAGCCGGTGCTATTCGAGACGATGATCTTTGGCGGCCCGCTCAATGACGAGCAATGGCGTTATGCCACCTATGCCGACGCCGAGCGCGGCCATCAGGAGGCCGTGACCAAAGCCAGGATCGCGGCGGCCAAGATCAAATCCATCAGCGACAAGGCGCATTCATGAAATATCTGATCTGGTCGAACGAGCATCGGGGATGGTGGAGAGCAAACCGCCACGGCTACACCACGCTGGTGCAGCGCGCCGCTCATTTCAGCCTTGAGGACGCCACCGAGATTGTGACGAAGGCCAACCGCCACAGCGACAAGATCGAAGAGGTGATGGTCGAGGCACCGTCACACGAGCAGATCGCAATGGATTTGCTCTATCCCGAGCGATGAAAAGCCGGGTGAGGCATTCGCGCCCTCTCCCGTAGGTGCCGCGCCGAGCAAGACACTCTCACGCGGGGGAGGAAATAGCCGATTGGCTAAATTATTTGGAAGTGCAAGGATGGTGCGGCAAGTCCATCAGCAACAAGGCTCATCCGTAATGGGGCAATATCAGTACAAGGTCACGCTGCCACCCGATTTGCGCGCCCAGATCGATAGCGCAGCCCAAAAGCGCGGCATTTCGACCGCCGAGGAAATCCGGCGCAGGCTGGAACAGTCATTCGACGTTGATTATCCGGAATCGCTCCGCGTGGCGAAGGCGCTTAAAACCCTCATCCAGTTCGTGAAAGATTAACCTTGCAGAAGGCTCCGGTAATTCCATTAGGACCGGCCCCTGAAAATGTACGGATCAGCGTGATCGCTGCTGCTGCAAGGGACGGCTTTTTAGGTGTTGCAAAATTTCTGGATCGATGGGCGCGAGAGGCGATTTCGTAAAAGACCGGGACGGCTTTTAGTGTGGGTCGGGTTTGTGGGGGGTGTTGTGCAAATAAGCATGCTTACCCGCGAAAATTTTCCCCTCCCCGCCTCCGATCCGGCCGCGCCATGCCTCCCCGCCCCATAGTCGAGGGGGTGCAACAGGCTAACGCTCGTTAGACTGTTGCGGAATCTCGCTTGCATCATGCTCAATCGTGAGCCCGCGCGCTGCGATCTGCTCTAACTGTGCGTCCGGCATGCTGCGGATATTCACGTTCACTTGCGTCGTGCTGTTGTATCGATCTTGCCAGTCATCAGGCGCGGCATTCTTGAGAGCGAAGATTGCAGCGGTAACGCCAACGCCCACTTTGGTTGTCAACAGTTTGCGCTGCAATGCGTGCAATCGTTTCGCGGTCGCAACTTGTACCGCGTGGTGAAAGTCCGGGTATCGCACCATCCAATCATAAACCGCGTCCCGGCTGACGCTGATCGATCCCGCGAACGCCGTTAGGTCGTATCCCTCAGACATGAACGATATCACGGCTTCGCAGTATTCCGGCCGGTACAGCGTAGGACGCCCGAACACATAGCCTGCGGGCTTGGGCTTGGCCTTGAATGGTCGCGGCGATCCGAAGCCCTTGGCTAGTCCCGGCATGGCTCTAGCGTCCCCGCCGCGTGGCGGCTGATAACGGTCTGGCAATGGTCCGGACTAGGGCAACCTTGGCCCGATGCTTTACCGCGCGCTTCAAAAGTTTCGCGTCAGGGCTTTTGACCTTCTGAGACTGTTTGCGACTATTTCCCATATTTCTCTCGTTAGGCTGTTGACAGCATCCAAATTAATTGGATATAAAACGGTCAGGCAACGGCACAACGCCGCGCCAACAAGGGGAACTCAAATGCCGCATTACTTCTATCAGCCGCTCGCCTTCTACAACGGCGCAATCCTGAAATGCGCTGGCATCGCCGATGAAACCAATCGCGAATGGTTCAAGGCGCAGAACCCGCAAGCGGTCGAATTAGACGATTATTACGGCGATAGAATTCGCGCTGACGATTGGTCGGAATTCAAATAGCCGCCTCTCAAATCGACCTTATGCCCGGCTCCGAAAGGATACCGGGCTTGAGGCATTAGAAGCGGTCGCGCGTCGCGGTCGCGAACAAGGGGAACACGATGCTCACTAAAACCGATATCGATGCAATCCGCCGCGCTGACGATTTGTGCATTCATCTTGGAACGCGCAACCCTAACGGCTTTGTTCGGCTCATCAAGCGCAAGCCCTACAACGCGAAACCCTTCGAAACCGATCAGGATTACATTCTGGAAAACGCGGTCGTTAAGGTCGAAACCACGCTAGGCCAGCGCGCGCTGGAAAGCGGCGCAGCGGAGTTTTTCGAGAGCGTTGGGCTTTATCATAATCAGGCGTCCCCCGCCTCTAGCATCCTGAAAACCTTGCGCGCGGGTGACGAATTGACGTTTAGCTTCTATCCCGATTGCCACTCTAACGGCTATGTCGCAGCGGCCGGATTGCATGCCGATTGCCTCTATCTTCATGTGACGCGCAACGGCAAGCGGCAATCATGGGAAATTGCGCAATCGATCTGCCCGAACAATTCCGCGCGGATGTGCCGTGGCGTTCCCAATAGCAGCGACTATGACCGCGCCGCGTTTGAACGTCGCGAGGTCGCCTAATGACCGATCAGGCCTTGCGCGCGTTCGCCGAACGCCTTGCGGTTATGGCGCGCTCTAACGAAACCCTGACCTCAACTTGGAATCCGCCCGATTGGGAAGATATCGTTGAATGGTGGAATGACGCGGTTAACGACGCGCGCAAGCTGACCGGCAAAACATATCGGGGAGCGAACTAATGAGGAAACTGATATTCCGGCTTCGCTTTGGCGATGACTGGCAATGGCATTACAGGCGCTGGCAACGGCGCAATCGCAGAAACCAAACCCGCCGCTAAGGCGGGTTTTTTCTTGGCTAAATAATTCCCGTTTCCCTTGGTTGGCTGCATTGACATGATCCAATTTATTTGGATATGTGGAATTGCAAACAACGGGGACTCTCAATGTTCGATAGCAATGCAATGAACGAACTAAAACATATCGCGGCTGATCGATATCAGCGCAGCGGCGCGGGTGGCGCGCAAACGGTTCATGCGACCGCAACCGCTTATGACAAGGCGCGCGGCTATGCCGAAATGTCGCCTTGGCGGCAAGCGGTCTATAGGGCTCGCATGCAATTCAAGGTGACGTGCGATGGCGCGCGCGCGGATTTTTCTTTCGCTCCTATCGCGTTTGATCTGGCGAAAGAAGAAAAACGAGAGGCTTTGGAAAATGCGCTGCGAACCATCCCGTTCTAGCCAGGGTGAATTGCCCGATACCGCACCACGGATCGGGCAAGCGCTACAGCGGCGCGCCAATGCGCCGCTACTGCCAACCAAACCGCAACAGCCAATTGAGATTGGCCTATTCGGCGAAAGCCACAAGCAAACCGAAATGTTCTAACTAATGCCCGGCCATCGCGCCGGGCTTTTTGTTGCGCTGGAATCACGCAAGCGGACTATTCGCAGTGATCCAAAACTTTTTGCTTGACAGCATGGGCGGCAAAACGCCCGAGCAAATCAGTTGGGCGGTATGAAATCACCGTCAATAAGAGACTCGCCCATGCGTTATTTTTTCAAGCCGGTACGATTGTGACCGGGAAATTATCGCCTCTCAGTGACTCGCCTATTGCGTCAACCAAAATATTTGGTGCATTGCCAGTATATTTTAGCGCGCTCGCTTGACTATCCAATTGATTTGGACAAGCCGGAATTCGGGTGATTTGCCCGATTTTTGAAATAATGATTCGTCGCGAGTCCAAAATCTTTGCTGAAATTGCGGTTCAATTAGAGAGTCACTGGCGCGTTATTTCGAGGTCCCCGCTACCTCGCTATGGCGGAAATTATCGCCGCTCTGTGACTCTCCTATTGTGTCAACCCCCTAATCCAAAATCTTTGGTATTAGTGCTTCGAGGCGACAAAAAAAGCCGTAACATTTCGTTACCAAATAATTTGGATGACTCGCTTGACCACATCCAATTTTCTTGGATATATAAGCCATCGACACGCCAACAAGGGGAACACGATGGCAATCAAGATTTACAACGATGTGACCGCCCGCATTTTGGGCGAGCTGGAAAAGGGCGCGGCACCTTGGGTCAAGCCGTGGTCCGCAACGCCGGGTAAGAACATCCCGCACAACGCCGCAACGGGGAACGCCTATTCGGGTTGCAACGTCATCCTGTTGTGGATGGCGCAGGGTGAATTCACCTCGCCGCGCTGGCTTACGTTCAAGCAAGCGCTTGATCTGGGCGGCCATGTTCGCAAGGGCGAAAAATCCCGCGCGACCATCGTTAAAGTTTTGAACTTGCAGGGCAAGCCAAAGGACGATGGCGAGGAAGGCGACCGCTTTACCACGATCAAGCCCTATGCCGTTTTCAATGTGGATCAGTGCGAGGGCTTGCCCGAACACATCTTGAACCCGGAACCGATCAAGGCGCGTCATGAGGATGAGCGCGACGCCACGATTGATGAATTCATTGCGGCAAGCGGCGCGGATTTCCGCGACGACGTTGGCGGGGATCGCGCCTATTATTCCCCGTCAAGGGATTTTGTCGCAATGCCTGCTTTCGCGGCGTTCAAATCCGCAACTAACTATTATGCGACCGCGTTCCATGAACTGGCACATTGGACTGGCCACACCACGCGCCTTGATCGCGATTTCAGCAAGAGCAAGCGCTTTGGCGATCAAGCCTATGCCGCTGAGGAACTGGTTGCAGAGCTAACGAGCGCGTTCCTTTGCGCCGAGTTCAATCTCGACGGTGAACTGCGCCACGCTGGCTATATTGAAAGCTGGATCAAGCTTTTAAAGCATGACGACCGCGCGTTTTTTACCGCCGCGTCCAAGGCGCAGGCCGCCGCGCAATTCCTGCGGGATCGCGCGCTCGCCGAGCCAATGGCGATTGCCGCCTAACCCCTCTCAACATTGGTTTATGCCGGGCCGCGCAAGCGTACCCGGCTTAAGCCGTTAGAGTCGGCATTCCGCCGCGCTCGAAACAAGGGGCTATTCAATGAAGAAACTTAGCCGCAAGGCGCTTGAATTCAAAATGAACCGGGCTTGCTCGTTAGCGTGTTCAAATCTGCAAATCGATCTCATGCGCGGCATCCCGGCCGTTGCCAAGAAATGTCAGGAACTAATCAACGCTGGCGTTAGCGATACGGAACTGGCCGTGCAACTCCGCGCCTTTGTGCAATCTATCGCAGTGAACGCCTAACCTGAAATAGCCCGGCCATCGCGCCGGGCTTTTCCTTTTCTAAATATTTTGGCCGCGCCCGTTGACACGCTCCAATTTATTTGGATATATCCAGCCATTGAAACGGCGCGACGCGCCAAACCAAAGGGGACTAGCAATGTACGATCTGAGCCAACCGAACGCCGCGCCGGGCCGCTGCATCAAGTGCAAGGGCACCGGGGTTTATGGCTGGGGTGCCTGCGTCAATGGCAAGATGGCCCATAGCGGCACTTGCTTTTCGTGCGCCGGGACCGGCATCCAAAAGCGGCGGGATATCCGCCGCAACGAAACTTATAACCGATATAAAATAGCGTCCATCGCCCGGCTCTAAGCCCAAAGCCCCGGCCATCGCGCCGGGGTTTTTGTTTGACCTGCTCCAATGTTTTTGGAATAGTGCAACAAGCCAAAGGGGACTAACTAAATGATCGTTTACTATCGGGTATCAACCCAACAGCAGGGCCGGTCAGGTCTTGGCCTTGAGGCGCAACGTGCCACGGTGGCACGCTTTGCGGAGGCGGAGGGCCTTGCCATAGCCGCCGAGTTTATCGAGGTCGAAACCGGCAAGGGATCGGACGCCCTCGCCCGCCGCCCGCAACTCGCCGCCGCCCTGGCTGCTGCCAAGAAACTGAAATGCGCCGTCATCGTCGCGAAGCTCGACCGCTTGTCGCGCGACGTGGCGTTTATCGCTGGCCTGATGGCGCAGCGCGTGCCGTTCATCGTCGCCGAGTTGGGCGCGGACGCCGATCCGTTCATGCTGCACATTTACGCCGCGCTGGCGGAAAAGGAACGCCGCATGATTTCCGAGCGCACCAGACACGCTCTAGCCGCCGCCAAGGCGCGCGGCGTGACGCTAGGCAATGCCGAACAGGCCAAGGCTAACGCGGACCATGCGGACGCTTTCGCGGAAAGCCTGCGCGAAATTGTGTGGCCGGTCATCAATCTGTCGTCGCGGCGGCTCGCGGCGTATCTCAATGCCCAAGGCGTCAAGACGCCAACCGGCAAGGCATGGCAGAGCGCGACCGCGCTGCGATTGGTGGAACGATTGAAAGAGGCCCGGCAATGAGCGATTACGAAAAATCGCTAGAGGCCCGCGTCCGTTCGCTGGAACGGACTGTGGAGCAGGCTTTCACCATTGCTTGCTTTGTCGGCGGCGCTGCGCTCTCTTCTCTTTTCAATCTTCAATGGCTATGGCCGTTCGTCGCCATCTATGTGATTTGGCACGTTGTTAAATTCGTCGCCGTGGTTTTCAGGGAATGGGAGGAGGACAACCGGCGTAAAAACAGGCAGCGGAATATCGATTTTTCCGAGCGTGAAGATTTGCGACGGCGCGAAAACGAGGTCCGCGAGCGGCTTGGAATGCCGCCGGTCTAAACACTAAAAAGCCGGTTGGCAGCGCGGCGACCAACCGGCTTTTAGATTTGGAGGACCCAAACCACCAACCGAACCACGGGCCGAGCCTGACCGGCGTAAAGGGGGACTTAACCACCCATCGAGGCGTTGGCGCGTGATTTCAGATGATAGCGGGATCAGGCGGCCAAACGCCCTTTTTGTCAACATTCAAATTTATTGGTTGCGCAACTTTTCCCACAGGTCCGAAAGCCGCCCGCCAGCGTCGCGCAATAGCTCCAGCGCGGCCACCCTGCCCCGGTAGGGCGAGCGGAATCCCAGATCGCGCCCGACTTCGGTTAAACCGATGTCGTGGCAGGCCACCCGATCAGCGACAAATGCCGGACGCCGCCCGATCAGCTTCCGCGCCAGATAGTAGCAGCGCCGATGGTCCGCTTGCGCCTCTGACCGGGCAAGCCCGGTCATGTTGCCAGGATCGAACGCCAGCACCCGGTTAAGGTCGATGGAATTCAGATGCCCCGCCAAGCCCGCCGCGAACCAGTGGAGCGCGTAAACCTTGAGCCCGGTGTATTCCTCGCCGGAAATGATTTGACGCATCCACGCCCGCCCTAGCGGGTTGTCCATCATCTTGAAGCGCTGGCCATCG